CAATTAACCGCAGCTGTTGGTGGAGGTACAGTTACTTCAGTAAACGTAAAAACAGATGGTACTTCTTTAAATGTTGCTTCTAACTCTATTACTACGAGTGGAACAATGACAATGATTTGGCAAGGTACTACTTCTCAATATGTAAATGGAGCTGGAGATTTAGTAACTTTCCCATCTATACCAACAGTAGGAAATGGAACACTAACAGTTCAAGGAACAGGAGCTTTAGGAGGAAATGGAACATTTACAGCTAATCAGTCAGGTAATACAACTATATCTGTAACTCATGATAGTTTTGGTGACACAGAAACTACAGATGCTGCTACCTTATCATTTGGTGGAACATTTGATGCTTATACAGATGTAAATACTAATTCAACAGGACACCTTATAAGCCATGAGGTAACAACATTTACAATGCCTGCTAATCCAAATGTAAATACAACATCTTTACCAGTTAAAAATAGTGGAGGAACTACACAGTTTACATCTACTCAAACAACAGGTGTTAGATTTACAGGTTCAGGGGCTACATCAGTAGCTTTTACTCCTGCAACACAGCTTGTAACAATTAGCTCAACTAATACAAACGAAACATATACTTTACCAGTTGCCGCAGGAGGTTCTAACTCTGCTGTTCTTAATTTAACAGCTGGTGGTACTGGATCAGGCATTAAGTCGTCTGTAACAATAAATGGAACTTCAAATGAGGTGCAGATTACAGAATCTGCTGGAAATAACGGTAGTGTTACTATTGGCTTACCAAATGATGTTACAATCACTTCTGACTTAACAGTTGGAGATAATTTAACATTAACAAGTGGTAACTTAAGTGTTACAGGCACAGGTTCTTTTACAGGACAAGTAACAATTCCTGTTACTCCAACTGCGTCAGCTCATGCAGCTTCTAAAAGTTATGTAGACTCTACATTAGCAGGATCAGGATCTTTAATATTCCAAGGTGGATATAACGCAGCAACTAACACGCCTGATTTAGATGTTAGTCCAAGTGCTTCTATCAAACAAGGTTGGACATATGCAGTAACAGCAGCAGGACAATTCTTTGGGGAAACAGTTGAAGATGGTGATTTGCTTATTGCAGAATCAGACGCTCCAACAGCATTATCTGATTGGACAGTTGTTCAGAATAATGTTGGAGTTGCTACAGCAGGGAATTCAGACGGAGGAACAACAAAAGGTATAGCAGGATTTGATTCAGCTAACTTTACAGTAAGCACTAATGGTTGGGTTCAATTAAACAACCAGGGTACATCAGGTGGTTACGGAAGCGTTTCAGAAACAGTAAGTATTTCAGTTAATGATGATGGTATTATTAGTTCAGCTTCAGAACAAGCAATTGCAATAACAGCATCTCAGGTAACTGATTTCTGTAGTGCAGTTGATACTTGTGTTGCTGATAACGGAGTAACTGCAAATATTGGAGACGGAACTGCTACAGCTTATCAAATAAATCATAACTTAGGCACAAGAAATGTAATTGTTTCATGCTACAGAAACTCTTCACCATACGATACAGTAATGTTAGATGTTGAGAGAACAAGTACAAATCAAGTTACTTTAAGAACAACAACTGCTTTAGCTTCTAACGCTGTTTCAGTTATTATTACAAAAGTAACATAGTAGTATGTAACCTTTTAAAATAAATTAAATAATATGGCCATTAGTTTTTTAACAGGCGAATCGATAGATGGTAATGTAACTTTAGACGGAAATTTAATTTTTACTGGAGGCAATGCATTGATAACCACTTCAAGTGGCGACTTAACATTACGAACTGAACTTGATGATATATTCTTAATAGCAGAAGATGATATTTCTTTAGCTGTAAACGGTGGTGATGTAGGTGTTTATATTTCAGGAGGCGGCGGAACTTCATTAAGATACAATAATTCTCAAAAGCTAATAACTACAAACACAGGGGTTAGCGTAACAGGTAATATTGATTTACCAAGTAACGGGGCAATATTATTTGACAACACAAGTAACATTGAACAATATTATATAAGAAATGGAGGCCTCTCTCAATCAAGTTTTCAAATAGGAAAAGGCACTCCTGGTTCAGATGTTAAATTTAGTTTAGACGATGCAGGTAACGCAAGTTTTGCATCATCGGTTACTTTCAGCAATGGTCAAATTAATCTTGGATCAAGCACTGGACGAATACAAGGAGTAGATTCAGTAAGTGCTAATACAGATGCAGCGAATAAGCTGTACGTTGATAACGCTATAGCAGGTGTACCTCAAGGGGATATCACAGGTGTTACAGCTGGTGACGGTATGACAGGTGGAGGCACAAGTGGAGCAGTTACTTTAAATGTTGTTGGAGGTGATGGTATAACCGCAAATGCAAACGATGTTGAAATAACGCCTGCTCAAACAACTATATCAAGTATATACTATGATGGTTTAGAAATTGGTGGTGTTTCTGGTGTAAACGAGATTACATTTTCCGCAAGTAAAATAGCATTCACAGCAAATAGTACTTCTATAGGAAATATATATAGTGGTGGTTTTAGACCTACTGGTAATAATACAATGGCACTTGGTACTACTACCGCTAAATGGTCATCGGTATTTGCAACAACATTTTCAGGTGACTTAAATGGTACAATAAACACTGCTACTACAGGAGTAACACAATCACAGGGCAATAATAGCACAAAAATAGCCACAACCGCTTATGTAGATAGTTACGATAGTGGTGTACAAACTATTAGCGAAGGAACAGGTATAAAGGTCACAAATGGATCAAGTGCAACTGCCACTGTTTCTGTAAACTACGACTCTGGAGATAGCGATAACTTAATAATAGGAGCTACTTCCCAAATGGCTGCTTTAAATAGTTTTCCTTATACTCCGTTTATACTAATGTCGGATTCAAACCCTGGGCTGGCCTCTGGGCCGCCTATGAAAGTTAGGTTACAATCTATACCTTTAGATCGCCTTGGAGACGCTACAACTACTATCGACATGGGAGGAAATAGAATCCTTGATGTTGCTAATCCAACTGCTGCTCAAGACGCAGCTACTAAAGCATACGTAGATGCAAACTCAGGTTCAGGAACTGTAACAGGTACTGGAGCAAGTACTCGTGTAGCTTTTTGGAATACCAGTTCAGCCTTAACATCTGATGCAGATTTAACATATGCTACTGCAACCAATAGATTGTCTTCAGGTAATTATATAATACCAAACAATGGTGATTACTTAGGGACAGATACAAGTGGAGCTGCAAGAACATTAATTTCTTTAACTTCTGGTAATGACGTTGAGGTTTCAAACGCTGCATTATCTTCTGGATCTGACACTATAATATATTTTGGAGACAGCTTTAGGGTAAAAGATGGAGGTAATACTCGACTTTTAATACAGTCAAGTGGTACTATGTCTAACTCTGGAAACACATTTAATAGTGGGCCAATAAATTTAGAGGAAGACAATAAAATTACATTTGATGATGATGGTGATCAATGGAATTACATCCAAGCTACAGGCAGTGAAATGGAAATGGGTGTTGGTGGTGGGTTAACATTACTAAACCCTGAAGAAAGTACTTACGGTGATATAAAAGTAAATAGTTTGTATCGGATTATTATTAGTGGAGTGACAACAAATGCTACTTATATACCTATTTATACTGACTCAGCGAGTTCTACAGTTCCGAGATTCCAAAGAACGCAAACACCAGTTCAGTTTTTATCAAACGCAGGAGCTATAACAGGTTCTGGGACAAGCGGAAGAGTAGCTTTCTTTACAGGTACTCGAACTCAATCATCTGATACTTTATATTGGAACTCAAGCACTAATGTTTTAGGTATAAATTACAGCGGATCTACATTCAATAGTGGAGCATTGCAAATACAAGGGCCTACTACAAATTCAGGTGGAATAGGTCTTCAAATATATAACTCTACATCAGGTTCGCCTTATGGCGCGCATGGTATATTTGTTAATGGCCCAAGATATGGAAATGCTGGTATATCTATTAAAAACCCAAATGTTGGAAGTACATTTATGAGATTTTACAATAGCTCTGGTAGTTCAGTTGGAACTATAACCCAAAACGGTAGTTCAAGCACGTCTTATAATACAAGTTCTGATTATAGATTAAAGGAGAATATTGTACCTATGACTGGCTCAATAGACAGATTGAAGGATTTAAAGCCATCTAAGTTTAATTTTATTGATCAAGATGTTAGTAGAGGCGCAACCATTACAGTTGATGGATTTATAGCTCATGAGGTTTCTGATATTATTCCAGAAGCTATTACAGGAGAAAAAGACGGATTAGATTATGAAGGTAATCCTGAATATCAATCAATTGATCAATCAAAAATAGTTCCTTTATTAACAGGAGCATTACAAGAGGCTATATCTAAAATAGAATCTTTAGAAGCAAGAATAAAAGCATTGGAATCATAAGAAAAATATTCTTATATTTGTGTTAAGTTTAATAAATAAAATATAATCAAATGTCAAAACAATTAAGTAAAGAGCAATTAGAATTATTACAAGGCTTACAAAAAGAATTTAATGATTCAAAATTTGAAATCGCAGATTTAGAAATTAAAAAAGCTGAACTTGTTTCAGGTATAGCTGATATTAAGGCAAAGTTTGCTGAACAAGAAAAATCTTTAATGGAAGAATTTGGTCAGAATGCAGTTATAAACCTGCAAACTGGAGAAGTTAAAGAACCAGAAGAAAAACCTTTAGAGGTAGCAGAATAAAAAAACATGGCAAAAATAAGCAACATATCAGCGTATCCTAATATTAGTAATATTGATGTAGCGGATTATTTAATTATAACTGATGCAGAAAATAACTTAATGACTAAAACTTGCACTATAGCGCAGTTACAGTCTAATTTTGGGGTTGATACGCTTGTTGCTCATCAGGAGGTCACAGCATCAGGGTTACAAAGTATAGTTTCAGGATTTAAAATAATTGAAGCTCAAGGGGCTAATAAGGTTATAGATGTAATATCTATTGCTGTGTATGGTCAATTTGGTTCTGCGGCTTATGATTTTAGCGATGATTTAGAGTTTGATTGTAATTCTACTGTTTATGCATCTTTAGCAGCTGTAACTGCAAATGGTAGTGCAGATTATTCACTAAAACTTATATTAGGCGGAGGATCTGGAAATTCATTAGGTTTGTCTGCTAATCAACCTCTTAGTTTATTTTCCAGTTCTAATCCAACACAAGGGGATGGTAAATTATTTGTCAATGTATATTACAGAGTCCTAACATTAGGGCCAGCATTTTAAATTAAATGGACATAAGAAAAATTTCAATCGGAGCAGATTATAAATCTGGCGCTATGCATTATATAGTAGGTCAAGATGTTTTGGGTGGAAGCTATGGAATACATCTTATACAGCATGACCTTACTTCAGAGTCTTATAAAATTTGGATTATGAAGCAGGATGAAGTTTTGCTTTGGAAAGAATTTAAATGTACCTTACCTATATCTTTGGAATATAACATAAATTTTTAGTACTCAAATAAAATGAAATCTCCTTATTCATTTATCGTAAAACCTTATAATAATAAGAGATACGATAATACAAAAGCTTATGGTGATATAAATTTCATTATAAGTACTTCAGAAGAAGACCATAGCGCCTCTAATCGCTATGCAGTGGTGGTATCTACTCCTATAGACTATAAAGGGCCTGTAAAAGAAGGTGATATGCTTTTAGTTCATCATAATGTTTTTAAGTTTTATTACGATATGTATGGTCGTAGAAAAAGTGGAAAAAGTTTTTTTATGGAAGACTTATTTCTTGTTGATCCAGATCAATTTTTTCTATATAAGCAAAACGGAGAATGGAAAGGATATAATAAATATTGTTTTATAAAACCATCTCCAACTAAAAAATCTTTTATAAAAAAATCAATTACAGAAGAACCTTTGTTTGGAACAATAAAATATATTAATGATCAGTTGTTAAGCATGGGCTTGAAAGTTGGTGATGAAATATCTTACCAGCCAGACAGCGAATATGAGTTTAATATAGATGGAGAAAGACTCTACAGAATGTTTACCAACAACATAACTTTTTCTTTATGATTTATATATTAGATGACTTTGTAGAAAAAAACTTATTTAAAATAGCTAATGATTATTTAGATAAAAATACTTTTAATAAAATAAAAGCAGGAGATAAAGATTTTCACATACAGAAATCAAATAAAGAGTTTGATAAGTATGTTACTTCAAGGCTGTCTATGGTAGAGGGTAAAGAGATAAAAAATATTTTAAGTTTTTTTAGAGTATCTACAGACACCTTGGATGTTTCCTGGAGGATTCATTCTGATTTAAATATTAATGGTGAAAAACCAGATAGAGCATTAGTTCTTTATTTATCTCCAAGAGAAAACGAAGATCTTCATGGAACTGCTTTATGGGAACATGATATTTATGGAAGAGAGATTCCTAAAGAAATAACTGATGAAGATTACGATAAAATGATTAAATTAGACGCTAACAACTTAGATAGGTGGAGATTAAGTACAGTTGTTGGTTATGAAGAAAATAGATTAGTTTCTTACCCTTCAAGTTATTTTCATAGTAAATATCCAAACATATCATGGAAAGAGGGAAGAAAAGTTTTTGTTATGTTTTACAAGGTTTCTGATTATGAGTAATAAAAAAATTGAAAAAAATAATACCGAATGGTATGAGAAAGTAGATAAATTAAAACTTAAATATAATCGAAATAAAGATGGATATAAAAAACATAAAAAAAGAGATTATAAAAGCTGGTGAGTCAGCTGTTTTGCAATTAATAAAAGTTGCAAAAGAAGATATTATTAAGTACGATAAAGATGATGAGCTGGCTGCTGATAGATTAAAAAATGCAGCAGCTACAAAAAAGCTTTGTATTATGGATGCTTTTGAAATACTAAAAAAAATTCAAGAAGAAAAAGATCAAATAGAGGGAATAGATACTAAAAAAAATAATACACCAAAAGGATTTGCAGAATCAAGATCAAAATAAACTATATACTGAACTTAAAAATATAGTTCCTAAAAATGTTTTGTCTATAAAAAACAAATCTAAATCTTGGGCTTATGGCTATAATGAAAAATACAATTTTGTTGTTATATCAAAAACAGGACAAATTGAAAATATAATAAATATTAGCGGTCTTAATATCGCTCTTCCAAAAGCTTCAAACGATATAATTAAAAGATCAAAAAAAAAAGAAGATCAGTTTTGGGAATCTAAAGAGATACCTAAAGAACTAAAAAAAATAAAATCTATTTTTCAGTGGCATGAAGCTCCTTTAAGTTTTAAAAATGAGTGGATTGATTATATTGAAAACGAGTTTAACTATAGGGAGTTAGGCTGTTGGTTTTATAACAAAGGTGTTCCAACTTATATTACAGGTACACATTATATGTATTTGCAATGGACTAAAATAGATGTTGGATTACCAGATTTTAGAGAAGCAAATAGAATTTTTTATATTTTTTGGGAAGCTTGTAAAGCGGATAAACGAAGTTTTGGAATGGACTATTTAAAAATTAGACGTTCTGGTTTTTCATTTATGGCATCGTGTGAAGGGGTTAACACTGGTACTATTACTAAAGATGCTCGTATAGGTGTTTTATCTAAATCTGGTTCGGATGCTAAAAAAATGTTTACAGATAAAATAGTTCCCATATCTAATAACTATCCTTTCTTTTTTAAACCCATACAAGATGGTATGGATAAACCAAAAACAGAATTAGCTTATAGAGTCCCTGCTTCTAAGATTACTAAAAAAAATATGTATTTAACTGAAGACCAAGAGCTTGAAGGTTTAGATACAACTATTGACTGGAAAAATACTGGAGACAACAGTTATGATGGAGAAAAATTACAATTACTTCTGCATGATGAGAGTGGTAAATGGGAGCGTCCTGATAATATTTTAAATAACTGGAGGGTTACAAAAACTTGTTTGCGTTTAGGTAGCAGGGTTATAGGTAAATGTATGATGGGATCTACTTCAAATGCTTTAGATAAAGGTGGGGCTAATTTTAAAAAATTATACAATGACTCAGATTGTACTAAAAGAAATTCAAATGGTCAAACTAAAAGCGGATTATATTCACTTTTCATCCCTATGGAATGGAATATGGAAGGCTTTATTGACAGATATGGAATGCCTGTTTTTAGATCTCCTGATTCGCCAATACTTGGTATTGATGGAGAAATGATAAATCAAGGAGCTTTAGATTATTGGGAAAATGAAGTTGATTCGTTAAAGCAAGATCCTGATGCTTTGAATGAGTTTTACAGACAGTTTCCAAGATCAGAGTCTCACGCTTTTAGAGACGAAAGCAAACAGTCTATATTTAATTTAACTAAAATATACCAGCAAATTGACTACAATGATTCTTTAATTACCGCCAGACACGTAACTCAAGGATCTTTTTCTTGGGAAAACGGAATTAAAGATACCAGGGTTATTTGGTCACCTAATAAAAGAGGAAGATTTTTTGTAACTTGGTTACCAGAAAAAGCATTGCAAAATAATGTTATAACAAGAAATGGATTAAAATACCCAGGAAATGAACACGTAGGTACATTTGGGTGTGATTCATACGACATATCAGGTGTTGTTGTTGGGAAAGGATCTAATGGTTCTTTACATGGATTGACAAAATTTAATATGGATAACGCTCCAAGCAATGAGTTTTTTTTAGAATACATAGCTCGTCCTCAAACTGCTGAGTTGTTTTTTGAAGATGTTTTAATGGCTATGGTGTTTTATGGAATGCCCATCTTGTGTGAGAATAATAAACCTCGTTTATTATATCATTTAAAAAACAGAGGGTATAGACAGTTTAGTTTAAACAGGCCTGATAAGAGATTTAACAAGTTGTCTAAAACAGAAAAAGAATTAGGAGGAATACCAAATTCAAGTGAAGACGTAAAGCAATCTCACGCTTCCGCTATAGAATCTTACATCGAAAAGTATGTTGGATTAGATATGGAGGGTTCGTACAGAGATAAAGATGATATGGGTATAATGCATTTTCAAAGAACTTTAGAGGATTGGGCTAAGTTTGATATAAGTAACAGAACTAAATTTGATGCGTCTATTAGTTCTGGTTTAGCTATAATGGCAAATCAAAAACACCTATACACTCCGTCTAAACAAAAATCGAAAATAAGCATTAACTTTGCAAGATATAATAACACAGCTTCGGTTAGTCAATTAATTAATAAATGAAAGATGTAAAAATACAAGTTAACTCAGCTGCTTTTCCTGATCAATTTGAATCAGATTCTGTTAAAGATACAATGGAGTTTGGCTTACAGATAGGTCAAGCAATTCAGTATGAGTGGTTTAGAAAGGATAGTGGTTCGTGTAGGTTTTACAATCAATGGGCTGACTTTAATAGGCTAAGGCTGTACGCAAGAGGAGAACAATCTATAGCTAAATATAAAAATGAAATATCAGTAGATGGAGATTTAAGTCACTTAAATTTGGATTGGACTCCAGTTCCTATAATACCTAAGTTTGTAGACATAGTTGTAAACGGAATGTCTGATAGGCTTTTTAAAATAAAAACTTATGCTCAGGATGCTATGTCTGCTGAAAAACGTAGTGTTTTTCAAGACATGGTTCAAGCCGATATGGTAGCAGCACCAGTATTAAGACAGTTAGAAAAAGATTTTGAAATACCTGTTTTTAGTGTTGCTGAAGAAGAGCTTCCTGGAAGTGATGAAGAGCTTGAGTTATATATGCAAATGAAGTATAAACCAGCTATTGAGATTGCTCAAGAAGTTGGAATAAATACTTTGTTAGATGAAAATCATTACCAAGATATAAGGAAAAGAGTTGATTACGATCAAACTGTTTTAGGTATAGGGATTTGTAAACATATGTTTTTACCTGGAACTGGGGTTAAAGTTGATTATGTAGATCCAGCAAATGTAGTTTATAGCTATACTGAAGATCCTTATTTTAAAGATAATTTTTATTGGGGAGAAATAAAAACAGTTCCCATTGGAGAACTAATTAAAATAGATCCAGACTTAACTCTTTCTGATTTAGATGAAATTTCTAAATACAGTCAATCTTGGTATCAATATTATAATAACGCTCAAGCTTATAATAATAGTATGTTCCACAGAGATACTGCTACATTATTATACTTTAACTACAAGTCTACTCACTCTTTTGTTTACAAAAAGAAAAAAATGACAGATGGAAGTTTTAAAACTGTAGAGAAAGACGATCAATTTAATCCTCCTGTTGAAATGCAACAAGAAGGTAAGTTTGAAAAAGTTACAAAAAGAATTGATGTTTGGTATGATGGAGTAATGGTTATGGGTACTAATATAATGCTTCAGTGGAAACTAAGTGAAAATATGGTTAGACCTAAATCAGCCAATCAATATGCAAGACCAAACTACATAGCTTGCGCTCCAAGAATGTATAAAGGTTCTGTAGAATCTTTAGTAAGAAGAATGATTCCTTTTGCTGATTTAATTCAAATGACTCATTTAAAAATACAGCAGGTTGTTTCGAGAGTAGTTCCTGATGGAGTTTTTATTGATGCCGATGGTTTAAATGAAGTAGACTTAGGAACTGGAAATGCTTATAATCCAGAAGACGCTTTAAGGCTTTACTTTCAGACAGGTAGTGTTATTGGTAGGAGTTTTACTCAAGATGGAGAGTTTAACAATGCTAAAGTACCTATAAGTCAGTTAACCTCTTCAAGCGGTGCAAGTAAAATGCAAATGCTTCTTGGTAATTATAATCATTATTTAGATATGATTAGAGCAGTTACTGGACTTAACGAAGCTCGTGATGGTTCAAGTCCAGATCCCAACTCTTTAGTTGGCGTAAATAAATTAGCAGCATTAAATTCTAACACAGCAACAAGACATATTTTACAAGCAAGTTTATATATGACTCGAAGTTTAGCGGAATGCTTATCAATAAGAATGGCGGATATATTAGAATATGCTGATTTTAAAGATGAGTTTGCTATGCAAATTGGTAAATATAACTTACAGATTATTGATGAAATAAAAAATCTTTATTTATATGATTTTGGAATATTTATAGAAATGTCTCCAGATGAAGAAGAAAAAGCTATGTTAGAGCAAAATATACAAATGGCTTTGTCTCAAGGAAATATAAGTTTAGAAGACGCTATTGATATTAGAGAGATACATAATTTAAAAATGGCTAATCAATTACTGAAACTAAAACGTAAACAAAAAGAAGAAAGAGAACAGCAACAAGCAATGCAGCAACAAGAAATGCAAGCTCAACAGCAAATGCAGGCTCAAGAAGCTGCGGCTCAACAGCAAATGCAAATAACTCAACAAGCAGCTGCAACTAAAATGGAAACAATGACTGCTGAATCTCAAATGGCAATTCAAAAAATGCAGATGGAGGCTCAATTAAAAACTAAATTAATGGAAGTTGAGTTTAATTATCAAATGCAATTAAAAGGAGTTGAGGAGTCACAAATAGATAAAAGAGAAAAAAAGAGAGAGTCTGAAAAAAATAAAAGAATAAACCAACAATCTTCTAATCAATCTAAAATGATTGAACAACGAAAACGTAATTTACCTTCTATTAATTTCGAGTCAAACGAAGATAGTTTAGATGGGTTTGATTTCTCTGAATTTAACCCAAGATAAATAGTCTAAAATTATAATTAAATTAATATTAACTTTGTTAAAAATAAAATCAAATGGAATTTACAGTAAAAGCAGTTGACGGAAATGTCGAAGAAAAATCAA